TACTGTCCTCTGCCACGATCAGCGCCGACTCCAGCGCCGACACGGTCTCATAATCCAGATCCATCAGCATAATTCTGCCTCCTTCTGTTTTTGCAGGCGCTCCAGCACGGCCCGCCTGCGCCGGGCGAGGCGCCTATGGCGGCACTGCTCCCGGTCCAGCCGGGCCAGCTTGGCCCCGTAGGCCGGGTCCTCCGTCCGGGCGCAAAACTGGTGCAGACACCCAAGCTCGTCCGCGGCGTGCTCCCAGTCCAGGGCGCTTTCTAGCAGGGCTTCCGCGATGGTGTTATAGTCCCGATTGCTGAGCTCCAGCCGTATCATGCTCATGCGCTCAGCACCTTTCCCATGAGCGCCGACACTCCGGCCAGCCGCAGATCCAGCGCCTCCTGGACGTGGCGCACCATGACCTCCTCCAGCTCCCGGAGGCGGTAGGTGGGCAGGTCTCCTCTCTTGTACTTTACGAGGAGGCCGGGACTGATGTTGTATGTCCATGTCCCTGTCTCCCCGCTGCAAACGGCAAAACCGAAGGGGGCCCGCTCTTCCCGCAGGGCTCGGTAGATGGTGGGGGACGACCAGCCTATGTATCGGGCCGCCACATCAATCGGCACGTTGTCATACGCCATGATCTCCTCGTCCGTGAGCGGCCGCTTGGTTGCCTTTTTCACTTTTCTTCCTCCTCAAGATGTCCTTGCTTGGCGTAGCGCACGGCCATGGCGGCCTCCACGATGCCCTGCAGATCCTCCATGATGGCATCAAACTCGGGGCGCTCCGCCGAGTCAATCACATTGTCCTCTGCCATCTGCATGAGACGCCGGTCGGCGTGGCTGTCAGCGAAGGCATAGATCCGGTTGGTCAGTTTAGCCGACGCCTCCAGCACGGAGCACTGAGGCACCTCCGGTACTACCCGGCTGTACATGGCATTTCGTTCGCGCACATGCCGCACAATCAGATGTAAGGCATTGTACAGGTCCGACATTGCCTCCACTACCTCGTCAGGCGGTACCCGCTGGCCGGTCTCATAGGCCCGCAGGCTCTCCACGCTGATACCCAGCCGCTCCGCTGCCGCTTCCTGGGTAAAACCGGCAGACTTTCGACAGATTTTGTAGATATTCCGGTATTCCTCCGGCATGGTAATCACTCCTCCCTGGGGGTACAATATTGGCATGAGGTCAGCTGGCCGCCTCGAAAAGCGCCGCCTCGGGAATCTGGTCCATCCGCCCATTCTGGCGGAGGATCAGGATGGTGGGCTCGTGGCCCCGGAGGGTCAGGCGCACCGCGTTCTTGGTGACTATCTCGGCGCACTGCACCTTGTCAATGTCATAATGGTTCTCAATCCAGCGGCCAATCTGCCGCTGCTCCGGTGTGCAAAACATAAGTAACTCCTTTCTCAGCTTGCGGCCCCGGTTCCGTCCCAAGGCGGCTCACGGCCGTAGAGGGCGTCAATGCTGCATTGCAGGATGGCGGCCAGCCGAGGCAGCTTGTCGGCACTCGGCAGCGCCGTCCCCTTCACCCATTTGGTAATGCAAGAAGGCGACACTCCCATGGCGTCGGCCAACTGGATGCGCTGGATGCCCCTCTGCTCCATCAGCTCGCAGATTCTCACCACTTCACCCCCTCTAAATTTGGTGTTGTTCGAGACTGTTTGATGTGGTATGATAGGTTTAACCTCTGGTGTAATGCACAACGCCGATTAAAGCTCACTTCGGTCTTTAATGTGCAGAACCCTTTGAGCTACTTTTTTCGCGCAGTATTTGATCTCCTCGTCGCTAGGCTCTGGAAGTTCCGCCCACATGATGTAGTACAGGATGCTCAACAGAGCCAGCCGATTCTTCAGCCAGCCGATCGCGCATACAACTGCGGCTACTCCTAGCAGGGTCGTCAGCATGCTATCCCCCCTTTCCGAATTGCCCCGGGCGTTGCCGCGCCCTTGTCCTCTCTCCACCCCTATGGTAATATTGGGGCGGAGAAAGGAGGTGTTTCACATGCGAAAGACAGTGTCTGGACTTTGTCCGGAAACAAACAGCCAGCAAATGATTACCGTGACCGTAGAGCGTATCCAGCTCGGCGGCGGACTGCCGCCCAGCGACAAGGTAATCGCCTATGCCTGTTCCCATGCACAGGAATATGGGTGTAGTAGAAATGGCGCAGATGGCCGGGCATGCCCGCTGCTCCATGGTGCTGGTCACTGATCATTTCGGAGCAAAGTTGGAAACACTTGGGCGGCCTCAAAAATTGGGGCCGCCGCCCTTAACCAGTCGCCTAGGCAGGTTTTCGCATACCTACAACCCACACAGATATCACCAAATTTGACAGGTATCTCAGTTGCGGCACTTTCATGAGCGGCAACGAAATGTCTGGCTGCACAGGTGACAGCCTCCTGTGTAATTCCTATATTCGCTTCCTCTGTGAGCATATGAGCACCCCCTTCCCAGTCTGCTGGGGCGTTGCCGCGCCCTCTGGTTTACCTGTGGTTAAATCATAGCCGGAGTTTCTCCGGTTGTCAATAAGATTTTCGGAAAAACTCCGGTTTTGTAAGTTTAAACAAAAACACACCCGGAAATTTTACGTTTTGGAGGTGAGCGAAGTGGATACGGTTGATCGGATTTTTGAAATCCTCGATCGCCTGCCCATGGAGCAGCGAGAATTTGCTAAACTCGTAGGGGTTTCCGATGACACCGCAAGCGATTGGCGTCGGAGACGCTCTGCCTCCTATACAAAGCGGCTTGCCAAGATCTCGGAAGTTCTGGGCACCTCGGTGGAGTATTTACTGACTGGTGAAAAAAAAGAGCCCGCCCCCGCTCCGAAGAATGGGGACGAGCTGGACCGTGACACCATCATGGCGGCATTCATGGGTGGGGACATGGATATGAGCCCCGAGGAGAGAGACGCCCTGTGGGATGACGTGTACGAATACGCCAGGTTCAAGGCCGAACAGTGGAGGAAAAAGAAAGATCAGGAATGAATCTTTATGAGCTCTATGATTATGCCGTGGACCAGGGGATTGATGTAGATTGGTACACCATGCCCTTCGCCAAGTCCTTCTCGATTTTCATTCCATCGCTTGACCGGCGTGCGATCGCGCTGGACCCGTGGAAATTCGAGACTGTAGCAGACGAGTTCACCACCCTGGGCCACGAGGTCGGTCATTGTATGACCTACAGCTTCTATAACCGCTGGGCGGCCTGCGATATAAAGAAAAAGCATGAGAACCGGGCCGACAAGTGGGAAATCGAGCAGTTCCTTCCCCTGGACGCTCTGGAGGCCGCCGCGCACGAAGGCTGCACAGAGGTCTGGGATCTGGCGGAGCGTTTCGGCGTTACTGAGGATCTTGTCCGCAAGGCCATCTGCTGGTATAAGCATGGCAACCTTGCGGTGGATCAATACTTATGAATGTGTCCAACTTGGACACATTTACATTGGAGAAGAGGAGCGCAGATTATGGACTTTATCGATCAGTTAAAGCAATTTTCAAAGCGTGTCGAGAGCATGAAGGACTCCATTCAGACCGAAGAGGCTACGAAGACTGCGATCATTATGCCTTTTTTCTCCATGCTCGGCTATGACGTGTTCAATCCTCAAGAGTTCGTCCCTGAGTTTACCGCAGATGTTGGGATAAAGAAGGGTGAAAAAGTTGACTATGCAATCATCAGAGATGGTCAGCCTGTCATCCTCATTGAGTGCAAGTCCATTTCTGAAAATCTGGATCGGCATGACTCTCAGCTCTTCCGCTATTTTGGTACCACCACAGCAAAGTTTGCAATTCTCACCAACGGTATTATCTATCGCTTCTATACGGATCTGGACAGCCCAAACAAAATGGATGATGATCCCTTCCTGACAATCAATATTTTGGACGTTCGTGAGAACCAGGTTCCTGAACTCAAGAAATTTTCAAAGTCGGTCTTTGATATTGATTCTATTTTTAGTACAGCATCTGAGTTAAAGTACGTCCATGAATTTAAGCGCGTCTTTACGGAACAACTGGATACCCCTGCGGATGACTTTATTCGCTTTTTCCTCCAAGGCTGCTACTCTGGCCCAAAAACACAAAATGTTATTGAAAAATTCCGTCCTGTCCTTCGGAAAGCCCTCAATGACCTCATCAGTGAGATGATGAATGATAAGATCAAAACTGCCCTGGGCGGCTCCGGTGGAAGTGTTTCCGTTATCGAGCAAAAGCCCGTTGACGATATTCCTTCTCCTTCTGAAGATTCCGTCGAGCAAGAGAAGCGAATCCCCAATATTGTTACAACGGAGGAGGAACTTGAGGCATTTTTCATTATAAAAAATTTGTTTGCAGACCTTGTGGACATCCATGAGATTACATATAAGGATACCGAGTCTTACATCAATATCCTGTATAAGGGCAACATCAGAAAATGGATTTGCCGTCTTCGCCTGACAGACAATCAAAAAACCTTGATTGTCCCGGACGAGAACAAAAAAGAACGTAAATTTACACTATCTGATATTTATGAACTCAGAAATTATAAGGACACTCTGACCGAAGTACTGCAACGATATCTATAACGGCAAAGGGTCCGTATAAGCGTGTCCAATTTGGATACATCTTACCTTTCAACCCGTGTTGACATTGTGCGCACATATGCTATACTATACACAAAGGAGATGATAGTATGGCAAACATCAACATCCGCATTGATGACAACCTGAAGAAGGATGCCGAGAACCTGTTTAATGACCTTGGCCTGAACATGACCACCGCCACCACCATGTTCCTCAAGCAGTGTCTGTACTGCCACGGCCTGCCCTTCGAGGTACGGATGGATCCCTTCTACTCCGCCACCAACCAGGCCCACCTGCGCCGGGCCATCGCCGATCTGGACGCTGGCAATGGCAAGGCCCACGAGCTGATCGAGGTGGAGGATGAATAAGCTGTGGCAGGATGAGGCGTGGGCAGATTATCTCTACTGGCAGCAACAGGACAAGAAACTGCTCAAGCGGATCAATCAACTGCTCAAGGATATCGACCGCAGTGGCTATGACGGCATCGGCAAGCCAGAGCCTTTAAAGGGAGACCTATCTGGCTGGTGGAGCCGCCGTATTGATGACACCCACCGGTTGGTCTACCGCATACGGGACGGGCGCATTGAGATTGCCCAGTGCCGCACACATTACGGAGAATAGCAAAGAGCCGGGGCCACGGCCCCGGCCTCTTAAACCGCCAAGAATCGAACATTTGTATCATTTTCAGGGAGTGAACGCCATGAAAATCACTGTAATGCAGGTCAACAATGAACTCGCCAGCACCGGCGTCTCCGTCTATGTGGACGGGCAGCTCCTGGGCAGTATAGGCCCCGGCGGCAGCGTCTCTGCGTCTCTGGAGGCCCCTTCTTGCCTCGTTCGGGTGGAGTGCGGCGTCTACAGCCGGGAGCTCATTTTGTGGCAGGACAGCGCCCTGCAAGTCTCCTGGGGCCTAAATCCGCCCGAGATGATTGTCAGCCATGCCAAAAAATAAGGGGGCCTACTCATGCGACGTGCAAACGGCACCGGCTCCATTGTAAAGCTCTCAGGCAACCGCCGGCGGCCCTATATCGTGAAGATCTCCGCCAGGGATAAAGACGGCTACGTGCGCCAGGTGGCGCTGAGCTACCACGCCAAGCTCCAGGAAGCCCAGGAGGCGCTGGAGGAGTATAACCGCAAGGCTGCCGCCGGGCAGACCCCCAGTGCGGATATGCTCTCCTGGACCGTGGAACAGGTCTATACCGCTTGGTCGGAGCGGGAGTACCCCAGGAGCGGGAAATCCTCTGTTGCCTCCCACAAGGCATCCTGGAACCAGCGTGTCTCTCGCTACGCCGCCCGTAAAATGCGCAGCGTTACCCTGGACGAGTGGCAGGCCATCCTGGACGAGGGTGAGGACGAGGGCCGCTCCCAGTCCAGCATCAACAACGATGCAATTTTGATCCGCGCATTGCACGCCTACGCCATGAAACGTGATATTATCGGGAAAGATTACTCTCGTTATTTGGATATCCCCACCGTCGACATCAAGGTCAAAAAGGGGGCGCTCAATGATCTCCAGCTTGCCAAACTGGAGGAGCTGGCGCGGGCCGGTTTTCCCGGCGCATCAGAGGCCATGGTTCTGTGCTATACCGGCTTGCGCATCAGCGAGTTCTTGTCCCTTACCCCCTTCGCTTACCGCTCCGAGGATGGTGGCTACCTCCAGTGCGGTGTGAAAAGCGCGGCAGGCCGTGACCGGATTATCCCGATCCACCCCAAGATCTCCGCCTACGTGCAACAATGGCTGTCAGCGGAAAAAGGCATGTCCTCCGACCGTTACCGCATCTCGGTGTTTACCCCAGTGGTAGAGCAGCTCGGCATACCAGAGGCCACCCCGCACTGGTGCCGCCATACCTTCGCCACCCTCCTAAGCCGTGCTGGAGTGGACGAGATCAAAGTGAAGCTGCTCCTGGGGCATTCCCTCAAGGGGAACGTCACCGCCACCTACATTCATCCCACCCCCGCCGATCTCGCCAAAGAGGTAAAAAAACTGGCCTGACAAAATCACCAAGAATCCGCCGTTAGTAACGTATTAGTAACGAGCTAGTATCATTTTTTGTCTACACGCCTAGAGCTTTAGTCACTCCAGAGCCGCACCTAGTTAAAATTTTCTTAAATTGCCGTTCTCTTAATACACCCTGTACCCCGTGGAAGGTCAAGGGAAATTTTTTTGTTTTCCATGTATATCCAAGCCCAGGCCTGTCCACAATAGGCTCGGAGGTGCTAAACAGCATGAAAAAACCATTCTTAAAACGAATGGGCGACTTTCTGGAGGGCAAGGGCTTCTACATAGTCCTGTTCCTCTGCGTCGCCGCAATAGGAATTTCGGGCTATTATCTCTTTTCCTCTCTCACCCCGGATGAGCCGGACGCCCCCGTGGCGGGCACCGCCCAGATCACCGTCACCCCCTCTCCCCGGCCCACGCCGGTGGACGCGGGCCTCATGAACCGCCCGGCGGCCACCCCTGCGCCGGAGCACACCGTCCCCGCGTCCCCGGCTGTACCGGCGGCCACGCCCTCGGCGATGCCGTCGGCCACGCCCCAGCCCACTCCACAGGCCGCCCCCACCGTCTTTACCTGGCCGGTACAGGGAGATATTCTGACGGACTACAGCCTGGAGGTGCTCTCCTACAATCCCACCATGGACGACTGGCGCACCCACGACGGTCTGGACATCGCCTCCGCCGCCGGTACTGAGGTCAAGGCGGCCGCCGCGGGGACGGTCACCGCCGTCCTCCAGGACGCCATGATGGGCACCACCGTTGTGGTGGAGCACGGCGGCGGACTGACCAGCACTTACTCCAACCTGGCCTCCGTACCCACGGTGGCGGTGGGCGACACGGTTGGCGCCGGCTCCGTGCTGGGCTCGGTGGGCGGCACCGCCATCGCCGAGAGCGCCCTGGCCAGCCATCTGCACTTCAGCATGTCGCTGGACGGCTCCACTGTTGACCCCCTGGAATACCTGCCCAACTAAATTCTTTCCCTTCCTTTCCTCCCTGATATGCAGACGGCGCATGGCCTCAGCCATGCGCCGTCTGCACTGTATTACTCCACGTCCTCCGGGAAAAAGGCCCGGTAGGGCAGCACGCCCGCCAGCTCGATGAGCGTGTCGGAAAATCCGCCGCTGCCGTCAAACCCCATCCG